TTTCTAGCGAGCCTAGAATCTTCCGACTGTGTTGGAGCCGTTTTCCTCTAGTTTTTTTTTTGGGCGCGATTAACACGCGTTCATCTTCGGCGAGACCCGATTTTCTTTTTAATCTTTATACAGCCTGAAGCTGTGTGTATCACCTCCCGGGCCGGAACGGTAGTAGGCACTTTACATAGCAGATTCAGATTATCCTGCAGTGCCGGTTATGTCTTCGCTTTTCCCAAATTTCATGGTACTCAGCGTCTTCGAATAAATTAATACGCTTGAAGCTTCTTCCCTGCTCCTGGAGCGCAGCCACCTTTCGTATCATTCGTTGGTGGACTTTCTCACTTGTTTTTACCCGCGCCAGTCGTATATCTTCTACATACTCTTCCCCTGGCGCTTGTTTTATGGGCCGTATCCCCAAGTCAGTCGCGATGCTGACTCTCGCAGGTACGGTAAGGGCAACAAGGCCCTCCCTCATTTTCCAGACTTCCCGGTCGAAGTAATCCTTCAGCACAGAGCAAATGGGCACCTCAGCGTCTAACATCTCCGTCCCGACGTCGGTCCACTCTGGAAGCCCCTGGTAGGGCTCTCTGATCGCTTTCATCACTTCTTCAACTTGGCTTTTTGGCACCAAGTAGCGGCTTGACGTTCGCTTGTCTTCCGCAGCAAGTCTGTACTTTTCTTCCGGCCACCCCGGGCGGACTAATGCCTTAGGCTTTCTCTGGTTTTTCCACCATCCCCTCACGTCTTCCTCGACAAACGCGAGCTCGGTTCCAATCCCTCCCATTGATGGAGGTAAATGTACTTTGAGCCGGCGCTGGATCAGCTTTCTCAAGGCTGTGTCGTCAAAAAGATGGGAGCTGGCGTACTCTTCCCAGGATTCTTGCGCAAAGGCCGTCCTGCCATCCGTGATGGCCAGAAGGAGGGAGGGTCTCAATATACCCACATGCTTAAATTCACTGCCCCAGGCGGCCTCCTCTCGCCACCAAAGCTCGGAGTTAACGGTGAAGGCCCACTTTGAGAGTAGGCTCTTACCAGGACTAACAACCCCCCAGATTGCGGCAACCCCTTTTGCCCAACCCGCCCCGAGGTCATCTGTCCCGAAGACGATATCGTCACCGTTAACACCAACAGGAGCCTGGTTGAGCTCCTGCAGGAATCTTCGCCCCCATTTATCTTGATTTTTTTTATCGAAACCCGTTCCAACAGCCCAAGCAGTCAAAGAAACAAGACAAAGTATCGGGAAGCTCAAAATGGAACCCATGAGCTGGCCCCGATTCTGAGAAAAGAAGCGCGATCCATCTTTCAGGTCCGCTTTTGTTGTGAACTTCTTCATCCTTTCCACTTGATCCTCTGAGAGGCCAAACAATTCTGCCAGTCTACGGAAAACGATCTCGGCTAGAGCGCCGTTGAAAGTATCCGTCGCGCTCTGTAGATCACCAGAGCAGACATAGCTGTAATCATTCAGCCTCCCATCTTGGTTGTCCCACCACTCCTGGACACTCCTCCCCGCAATCGCCCACTTCTGGCGGCTGATCAACCCAAACATGTACTTATTGCAGAACGCAAATTCCATGTTCTCGTAAGAGTCAAGAGTGATCACCCTTATTTTTCCGCCAGAAAGGATTGCCTTTGGGATTACCCAAGGTCTCCCCACCGCCTTTGAAAGGCCATAAAACAAGTTTCTTTTATTCTTTCCCTCAACGCAAGCCGCGCTCTGCGTAGGCACGAATGCCTGTTTGTTCTTGGAAAATTTTCTAGCACTCTTTTCGGTGAAGAGGGCATCCACGACCTTAGTCATAAATGCCTTGGTGCGATCCTCCATCGCAACGTCCACACCTTCCGGACGCCCACTTGTAAGCAGTGCAATCGTTTTATCTAAACTTTTTTTTAAATTTTCGCGTCTGTTGACTATCAGACATTTTCTCGCAAGATATAGAGAGAAGACAGAAGCGCTTGTGAGTTCGTCTTGTGGTTCATCTTGCACCTGATCCATGGTGCCGAAGAACTCCTCAACCATCGTGTCAAGATGGCTTTTAACGCACTCCTCTGTTCTCATGTTGTCTGGCACCCCCATCATATGCTGAAGCTTCCCCCAGATATGATTGCACAAGGCCTGCTCGTCGTCTTGGTTCCCGTTAGGGTCTTGACGAATGTTCTCGAGCAAGCGGGCACACGACTCCCACTCTCTTAC